AATACAATGGGAGCAAATAGAGGTTTTAAAGTTGAGAAGATTGCTTTATTTTCTCACGGTGGAGCAATTCACGATACAATAGCTTCTGTTGAACGGTGGTGTCTTTAGGATTGCCACTAACGTCCCGCATCTTGTGGTCAGTTGCGGAAAATTTAACACCGACCATACAAAAATATACTAAACTTTAAATTAAAAAACAATGCTTGAAAACAAACCTAAAAACAGCAATTGCCACAAAATGCTGTTAGCAGTAGCTTTATTCTTTAAGGTTCGCAAATTTTGTAATTATGATAAATACTATTTTGGTTTTCATAACGGATTTTTTAGAATAGGTAAGAATATTGAAAAAGGTTATTATATATATTTATTTTTTGACTTTACAACTTTTTCATTTAGGCAATTACACAAAGGAATTAAGTTGCCAATTACAGGATTACAGATAACAATTTGGTGCATGATTTTTAATTTATTATGGATTCCATTTAGATTGATAATTTTTATTCCACTGATGTATTTTGATGGTGCAAGAAATTTTATAGTTGATTCTGCTTGGTATCAAAATGTAAGGTTTTTTAATTGGATAAATTTTATAGCATTAATTATTCTGATTTGCGTTACGTTTTTCAAAAGTTACTGCTAACGTTCCCTCGCTTTGTGTCAGTGGCGGTTTAAAAAAAGACTGACTTTCCGATTAATAACTAAACATACAAAAATGCAAGAAACATTAAATTTAGACCAAACTCCGCCATTGCACAAAACGAGTGTTATAACCAGTGCTTTGTCAATTGTTGGTTCAAGTCGAAAAAATGGAGATAGAGAAGAAAATGATTTTTATCCAACACCAAGCTATGCAGTAGAAGAACTTATGAAACGAGAAGTTTTTAATGGAAACATTTGGGAGTGTGCTTGTGGAGAAGGAGATATAAGCGAAGTTTTTAAAAACAAAGGATTTGAAGTTATTAGTACAGATTTAATTAATAGAGGTTACGGAGAACAACTTGATTTTTTGAAAAGTGATTTAGTAGCTGATAATATTGTAACAAATCCTCCTTATAAAATTTCACTTGATTTTGTTTTAAAGGCAAAAAAACAATGTAAAAGTAAAATAGCAATGTTTTTAAAAACCGTTTGGCTTGAAAGTGATGCTAGATATGAAATGTTCCAAGACACAGAATTTCCATTAAAAACTGTTTATCAATTTAGCAAAAGAGTTTCTCTTTATAAAAATGGTAAAAAAATGAAAAATAGCGGAATGATTGCTTATGCTTGGTATGTTTGGGATAAAGATTATATCGGAAAACCAACTATTGAATGGATACGCTAATAGCATTGGTTATAACTAGTAGATATACGCAAGTTTATGCGTTTTTAACAAAATTTAACATATATAAAAAATGAATATTTTAGAAAAATTTATTAGAACACAAACAAAAACAAATTACGAGTTTGCCAAAATTATAGGTAAAAAACCGCAAAACATTGATGCTCAAATAAAAGTTGATAGAACTAAAAATACAAGCAACTCAATTACGCATTTAATTAAGTACATGCTATTTTTCAAAGTAAATGAATTTGAAGGAATTTACAACGGCAAAAAAATAAAAATAACTGTATTTTAAAAAAAAGTTATGAAAATATTTTTTTATACAAAAAACATTTGTATATTTGCTTATAATTAATCAGAAAAACAAAATATTATGAGTTTATTTAAGTCTTGTGAATACGGAAATAAAAATTCAGAAAAAGTAAAAATTAGCAAATCAGAAGTTTTTAATAAAGCTTGGAAGCTGGTTAAAGAAATAGGTATTAGTTTAAGTAATGCTTTGAAAATTTCTTGGTTAGAATCAAAAATTTCTAACTTATACAAAGAATACAATCAAGGAGGTTTAGGAAGTAATGAGCAATGGAAAATAGAAAAAAGAATTGCACCATTAAGCAAAATTTTATTAAGTTTAAAACCTTGCAAAATTGATTTTGAACCGAAAGTTTTTTCTAACGCTGGAGCGGAACATTGGTACGGAATAGGAGTTTATAACGGAGATTAATTTCAAAAAAAAGAAAATGAATAACACAGTATTACAAATCCAAACGTTAACTAACTTAAAAATGTTAGTTAGAAATATCGAAATGGTAAACACACTTTTAAAAAATTACGATAATCTTTTTGTATTGCAAAATTTTGAATTAACAGAAGAGCAACTTTTTGAAAAAAATAAATACAAAAAAGAAAAAAAAAGGTATCAAAAACAAATTAATCAAATCATAAAAAATTTATAATTATGGAAGAGCTTTTAAAATTAAAAGATGCACAAATTGAAGCTTTACAAAAGGAACTTCAAAAGCACAAAGATTTCATTTTTGAAATGCAGTTAGATTTTGAAAAATTCAAAAACGAATTAAAAGAAGATGAATAACAGAAAATCTGATGGAGCTATATTTTTCTATGAAAAACAAAAAGCTCGATTAAAAGCAAAAGAAGTAGTCGAATACGCAAAGACTTTAGAACATTTGAAAAACAAACCAATAAAATATTTATTGAAATGAGTAAACAATTATTTGAATTGATGCGTGAACAGGAAATTCAAACATCAAACTTTTTACCAACAAAAAAAGAAATTCTAAAATCTTCTGAAAACTTTGCAAAAAAACTTTTAGAAAGTGGTGAAGTTAATCCTGTTGAAATAGTTGCACAATCAAAAAGGTTAAAAGATGCTTTTACAACTATTCACGATACGTTTTTAGCAAGCATTCCACACGAAAAACAAAATGCTTATGGAATAGAAATTGTGCCATCAAACGGACGTAAAATGGTGCAATACCTTGAAGACCCTATTTGGTGCGAACTTCAAGAAGCAGTTAAACAAAGAGAGAAACTTTTGAATTTAGCTCAAACACAAGAAACAGCTGATTTATATGGTAATTTAGTACCAAAAGTTTCTGTAAAATACGCAAGTGATAGTTTGACTATTAAATATTAATTTCGTATTTTTACAATATAATAATAACAGATGCAAGGGGTGGGCATCATAATTTCACTCCATAAATAAATATATTATTATGAGTACATTATCAAAAAGAGAACAATTAAGAGCTTCTCAAGAACTTCAACAAAACACAAACCCAGCTAAAAAATTCTACAAATGGGAAAGTGAAAACAAAACATTTTCTTTTTATCAAAAAGGCGAAACAAAAGAAGATAGTAAAAATGTTTTAATTGATTTACCTTTACGATTTGTTACACTTGGTCGTCCTTTATTTTGCGTAAAAGGTTTTAACGAGAAGTTAAAATTAGGTTTATTTTCAAACGAAGTTAGAAGTGTCAAAGACGAAATGACTGTACGTTATTTTGACAAAAAACAACCAATTATAGCTAAAGGTGTTTGGGCGGATGTAAAAGAAAAAGCAGATGTTGTTGGCGGAAAATACCATTTATCTATTTATGGTTATGATTTGGAAAATAAAGAAATCATAAACATTGATGTGAAAGGCAACGGAATAGGAGAGTGGGGTAATCTATTTAAGAAATGTTCTAACCGATTAGCGGATGAAATTGTAATTGTAAAAGGCTATAAAGACGGTAAAACTGGGGCGGTAAAATACACATATCCAACTTTTGAATTAGAGAGAGCTGTTTCAGATGATGAACTTGAAGAGGTAATAGATGCTTTAGATGTTTTGAAAAAATTTCATACAGAATATTTTAAAGACAAAGGAGCTGAACCAGTAGTTACAGAAATTGAAGTTGTAGATGAAGAAATTGTAGACGAAGAAGATTTAGATTTTTAAAACTTAATATAACACAACTATTTAAAACCACTTTTACAAGTGGTTTTTTTATGCTTAAAAACAAACATAGCAAACATTTAAAGTGGTTTCTATATACCCCCTACAAACTTGACTTGACTTTTCAAATAGGGGGGGGGCAAAAACGTAAAAAAATGTTTGCTATGTTTGCTGAAAAATTATTTTTTATTTTTTTATTGTATATTAAAATATAATTTATATATTTGTAAACCTCTTACAGAATAATAAAAACATTATATTAATCCCATAATGAAACTGAGGTAAGAGGCAGTGGATTTATGGGATTTCTTATTTTAAAATTATGGAATATAAATTTTCAGTTTTTAAAGAACTATTAAAATCAAAAGATGTACCTTATCAAGTTGATTTAGCAAAAATAATTAATCGTATAAAAATAGGTAAATCAAAAGAACTAATTGAAAAAATTAGAAACGGACAAAAAGAACTGAAAAATAATCTACCTTGTATTTTGTTTGCTGGTAATTTTTCTGAACGCAATGGAAATAGTTTAATTGAGCATTCAGGTTTAATGTGTGTTGATTTTGATAAATATCCAAGTATTGAAATAATGAAGTCACACAGAGCTGAATTAGAACAAAACAAACATTTTATATTGTTGTTTACCTCTCCGAGTGGAAATGGAACAAAAGGGGTTGTTAAGATTCCAAAAGCAACAAAAGAAACACACCCTAAATATTTTACAGCATTTCAAAAAGAATTTAATTTTGAATATTGGGACAAATCTTGTTCTAATGTAGATAGGGTATGTTTTGAAAGTTACGACCCTGATATTTATGTAAATTTAGAAGCTACTATTTTTGAACCTAAACTTATTGATTTTGGGTATAGTAATTCGGAGAAAGTACCGCTTATTCCAATAAATGATGAAGACAAGATAATTGAAAGAATAATGGCTTTTGATTGGAAAAAAGATTTTGTAGAGGGAGAAAGAAACGCTTTTATTTTTGATTTAGCTGGAATGTTTTGCGAGTATGGAGTTTCGCAATACAATGCTGAGGGATATATTTTTAATAATGTTGTAATTGGGGATTTTTCAGAATTAGAAACAAGAACAACTATTAAAAGTGCATACAAAAAGCGTCAATTTGGTTCTAAATATTTTGAAGATTATCAAAAGATTGAAAAAGTAAAAACAGATTTAAAAAAGGGTAAAGAAGCCGTTGTAAAGAAATACGGAATAAGCGAAGATACTTTTGACGAGATAAAAGAAGTTTTAGAACACGAAGATTTTTGGTTTTTTACCTATGATAAAAATGGTAAAGAAAAAGTAAATATTGATACTTTAAAATATAAATTCTTTTTAGAACGCAATGGATTTAAAAAGCATTATCCAAATGATAGTCAAAAACCAACATGGGTTTATATTGAATCAAACAAAGTAAAAATTACAAGCGTTGAGATAATAAAAGATTTTGTTTTGAATTATTTAATGCAAAAAAAAGAGTTTGAAGTTTGGAATTATTGTGCTAAATTTCAAAACTTATTTGCTGAGAATTTTCTTTTAATGCTTGAAAGTATTGAACTTAAAATGTTAACAGACACACGTTTTAGTTCTTTTATAGCTTTTAATAATGGCGTTTTAGAAGTAACAAAAGATGAAATAAAGTTAATTGATTACATAGATATTGATTTTTACATTTGGGATGAACATATCCTAAAACGTAATTTTGAAATATTAGAAGACTTTGAAAATGATTACAAACAATTTATATTTAACATTTCAAACAAAGAACCTTTAGCTATTGAGTGTGCAATTGGTTATTTAATTTCTACTTTTAAAAATCGTTCAAATAATAAAGCTATAATCTTAAATGATGAGGTTATAAGTGAAAACCCAGAGGGCGGAACAGGAAAAGGTGTATTTGTTCAAGGAATTTCACAAATTCGTAAAACATCTATAATTGATGGTAAAATGTTTGATGGCAAAAAGTCTTTTCCATACCAAACCGTATCGTTAGATACTAAACTTTTAGTATTTGATGATGTCGTCAAAAATTTTAATTTTGAAGAAAAATTTAGTTTAGTTACCGAAGGGATGACTTTGGAGCGAAAAAACAAAGATGCTATTAAATTAAACGTTCATGATTCACCAAAATTAATAATATCTACAAATTATGCTATTCGAGGTGAGGGAAATAGTCACGATAGGAGAAGATATGAATTAGAAATTGCACAATATTATGGTAAAGATTTAACGCCTGAAGATGAATTTGGCAGACAACTTTTTGACGATTGGAGCGATTTAGATTTTAGAAAATTTGATAATTATATTATTTATTGTTTGCAATTATTTTTAAAATTAGGTCTTGTTAAACAAAACGCAAAAAATATAAAAATGCGTAAATTTATTGCTGAAACGACAATGGAGTTTTTTGACTTTATAAAAGAAAATGACAACATTCCGAGAAATATAAGAAATGACAAAAAAGTTTATTTTGATAAGTTTATAGATGAGTACCCAGATTTTAAAAAATGGTTAACCAGAAAGAAATTTAATATTTGGATTCAAAAGTTTTGTTCTTTTATGAAGTATGAATATTTAAGTGATAATACAAACGGTTTCCAATGGTTTGAAGTTAGAACAAAAGAGAAAGAGAAAGAAGAAGAAGATGACAACTGTATAGACTTTTAAATTATGAAACAATTACGAAATTATCAAATAAGAATTGCAAACGATGCAAGCGATAGATTAAACAGATTTAAAATAGTTTGTTTGTTTATGGAAGTGAGAACGGGGAAAACTTTAACAGCTCTTGAAACTTGCAAATTATTCAAAGCTAAAAAAGTTTTATTCATTACTAAATTGAAAGCTTTTACCTCAATTGAAAATGATTACTGGGATTTTACCTATACTCAAAATTTTGATTTAATTATTATTAATCGTGAAAGTTTACATAAAGTTGAAAGTAATGATTTTGATGTTGTTATTATTGATGAGGTTCACGGGTACACAAGTTACCCGAAGCCATCAAAATACTTCAAAGATGTAAAAGATAGATTCGGATATATTCCTATGATTATGTTAAGCGGAACGCCAACGCCTGAAAGTTATTCGCAATATTATCATTTATTTGGACTTTCAAATCATAGTCCTTTCAAGGAATATTCTAATTTTTACAAATGGGCAAATGAATTTGTAAATATCACTATTAAGCATCTAGGGTATGCACAAGTGAAAAATTATTCAGACGCAAACAAAAAAAAGTTTTGGTATTTAATTAGACATCAAATTTTAACGTTCACACAACAAGAGGCAGGATTTACAACTGAAGTAAAAGAGAATGTTTTAAAAGTTCAGATGCAACCTATTACGTATGCAATTACAAAGAAGTTACTTAAAGATTTAGTAGTTACAAGTTCAACAACAGGAAAACAAATTATAGCTGATACTGGAGTTAAATTACAGCAGAAATTGCACCAATTGTTTAGTGGAACAATAAAATACGAAGACGGGACCAGCCAAGTCATAGATAATTCAAAGGCGGTTTTTATTAGAGAAAAATTCAAAGGCAAAAAAATTGCTATTTTTTACAACTTCAAAGCCGAACTTGAAATGTTAAAAGAAACCTTTGGAGCTGATTTAACAACTGATTTAAACGAATTTAATACAACTTATAAAAATATAGCACTTCAAATTGTAAGCGGTAGAGAGGGGATAAGCCTATCAAAAGCTGATTATTTAATATTTATGAATATTCAATTTTCAGCAGTTAGTTATTTCCAAGCGAAAGATAGACTTACAACAATGTCCAGAAAATCAAACAACGTTTATTGGATTTTTTCGGAAGGTGGAATTGAGGAAAAAATTTATAAACGTGTTCAATCAAAACTAGACTATACTTATGAAAACTTTAAAAAAGACTTTGTCGGAGCAACAAATCCAAAAAAAAATAATCAATCAATTAGAGAAAAAAGGTTATTTCGTTCTTAAATTAATTAGAACCAATAAAAACGGAATACCTGATTTGATTGCAATTAAAGAAAATGAATGTTTTTTTGTTGAGGTAAAAAAAGAAGATGGCAAACTATCAACGTTGCAAAAAGTAAGAATTGAGGAGTTAAAAGAAAAGAAAATAAATGTAAAAATTTGGACAGGTTATGAAATCAATTTTAAAGATTAAAGGAAAAGAAGTTTTACTTTGTCCTTTGACATCTCAAGTTAGTAATTTAGGCAGGGAGTTTAAACTTTCAGGAGTTAGAATAGATTATTCAAAAAATCAAAAATGGATTGATGGAAAACCATTTCATTGTACTTATTATATTTTTAAATATTTGGACGATGGTACATTTTTCGGTTTTTATTTCGATGAACACGATATATTTTTACACAAATTAACACATAAAGAAGTTAAAGAATTGCACTAATAAAAAAAACAAACAAAATGAAAACACTATATTTTTACAAAAACGAAAAAGGCTATTTAGCGTTTCAAAACAAAGAAATATTCCATACCGATAAAATACACCTTGCATATATTTCAGGCATTAAAAATAATCATTTAGCAAATGAATACACTATTGAAACACTATCAATAGAAGATTTTCAAAAGATTTACGCTCCAATAGTTTCAGAAATATTGGTTATTGGCGATTTATTGTTAAGAAAGTACAAAGATTACAACGAAAACTTTCCGACCATTCCAGGGGATCACAAACTAATCAGAAACTCAATACGCACCACAATTTCAAAGATGGGTCATTTTCATAAACAAATCGATGAAATTCTGATTGATGAAAGCAATCAAGTCGGGGATTTTTATGAATCACAAGGCAATTTAGACGAACTAATAACTTTGATTGCTGAAAATTTACGCACCAAAAAAACCGATGGTATAAACGATGTTTTTAAAGCTTATCTAAAAGACCCAAAAAGCATTGATGGAATTGTAAAAAAGATTTTAAAATATTAAAAAAATGTTAAATTTTTATAAATACTTGCGTAATTAAAAAAGCCGTTGTATATTTGATCTTACATAACTAAAGAAGATGTAATTAACGCAGGAAATTCATAGTTAATAGATTGTCTGGTTAACTTTGAAATTACAAAAGGCAGAAACTTTTAAATTATAGAAAAAACAGAAACAGATTTTAAATTTACAGCAATTTGCAAATCAAACTAATATGGCGCAAACATTAAAAGCAAACCGCTCCGACAATAGGGGCGGTCATCCAAATTGTGGACGAAAAAAAAAAGAAAATAAAGCATTTCAAGTTAGATGCAAGCCTGAAAATATTTTAAAAATTAGAGAATATATAAAAATAAATAATTTGTAACATTATTATATGGAAAAAACTAACCTCCCTCAGATTTTAAAAAAATAGTAACAAATATTAAATAAGCCGAAATATTTCGGATATAACCCAAGTCTTCCGCTGACGGTAAACTACTGTTATAGTTAGTGGCGGTTTTTAAAACTGAAAGTATTATGTCAAATTATAGATTTCAATGGAGTGATAAAAAAGGAATATCACATTTAATGTATGCTAATTTTATGCACGAGATGGATGCTTGGCTGTCCGCTTTAAAATCATGCGGTTGGGAAAACAGGCTTTCTCTTGTTTTAGCAAATGAAAGAGGTTATACTATTAAAAATTGGTTTGATATATCTGGTAAATTACCTATATTATGCCATCCTATGAATTATGAATCTGATTATGAATTTTGCAAAAAAAATTGGAATTAATATGAAAAAATCAGCACACGAAATTTTTAAAAAAGCTAAAGAACAAAATTTTACAGAAGAACAAACGAAAGAATTGATGATTAAAGAAGGAATTATTATAAAAAAAATATTTTCTAATTGGAATTTATGGAATAAAAAAGGTATGCCTGAATTTGATGGTGAATATTTGTGTTGGATTGAGCAACCGCAAGATTGTGGAAATGTACATTCTTTTTACAAGGTTGTAAGTTGTTCATTCAATACTTGGTTAGTTTCTATGGACGAATTTGTAATTGCTTGGAGAAAATTAGATGAATTTCCTTTTGATGAAATGAAAAGAATGAATGAATATATTAATATTCTTGGCGGTTTAGTTTCTGATGTTGACAACTTATTGAGCGAACATGATATTGAATGGCAACAGGCAGGATATTTGGAAGAAGCTAAACGTCTTTTGAAAGAATTAAGTAGCCATTGACTATAACGTTCTCCAGCTTGTTGCAGTTGCAAAATTATTAACTAAAAATTACAAAAATTATGAAAGAACAAATTAAAAATATTATTGAAAGCTATTGTGAAGGAATAAACCATTTAGAATTTAATATTGCCGATTTAGACAAGATGGCTGACGAAATACTTGCCTTGCAATTGCAACAAACTGGTGTTATGGCTCGTTGTAATATCGATTTAGTTGGTAAAGAGTTAGAATATATTTCTCCAATTACAAAAGCCAAAACTAAATTTAAAGTAGCTGATGTTTTTGTAAATATTTTTAACGTAGGCTTGAAAGAAAGAATGGTTTATGGGGAAGTTTTTGCTATTTCTGAAAATGGTAATAAATACAAAATAGATGAAATTTCAGAGGTTCGCATTCCACAATGAGCCATAACGTCCTGTTACTTGGCATCTGTTGCCGAAAAACGTAAACGTTATTATGAAAACTAATTTAATATTACCAGCGAATTTTCCGCTGAAAAACTAAACGGCAATAGTGCCAAACAACTGTTATAAGCATACCACGAATGGAAATTTCAAACGAATATAAATCAAGACACGGATTTGCTGATTTTGAATATAACTTATTTCAAATTACAAGCGGAGAAAATATTGTAGAAACTTGCAATCTTGTAAAAGTCCCTGAATACACATACACAAATACATACGTTGAAAAAATATGTGAGGGTAATGGATGGTATTCAAAAGGTGCAAAAATAACCGAACAAATAACTCACGATTTTTACTGGTTAGTAGTTTTAAATAGTAAATGTTTAGGTGTTATAAATGAAAATGCAAAAAGCAAATCATCATCAAAATACGCTATCCAAGATTTAAACGGTAAAAAATACGTAAAATCTTTTTTAGCGACAATATAGGCGGTTGCTTATAACGTTTTGTAGCTTGTAGAAGTGGCGTTCAAACAAGCGAGTAGTTTTGGTTTAAAAACTATAATAACTGAGAAGCCAAAAACATTAAATTAAACAACAAACAAGCCATTGCTACAAACTACTGTTATAGTTAGTGGCGGTTTTAAAAACAGAATTACAATGAAATTAGTAGAAAAATTTAAGCCATTAGTTAATGGTTATGTAGGAAGTTCAATGCTTACGAATACAGAATATCCTGAAACAATTTTAGCAAATGCAGAAAAATGTGTTGAAATATCAAACACCTATACTTGTGATTTCCTAAAGTGGTTAAATATTAATGATTATACTTTTTTTGAAGGAGGAATTATCAGACATGGCGTAGAAAAAACAGTTTTGTCTTATTGGCAGGTGTTGAATATTTACGAACAAACTCCAAAATGATTTGGCACTTATTACCAATAGATGATTTAGAAGAGCATTTAGAAAAATCAACTTGTAAATGTTTGCCTAATTCTGAAGTTTTAGAAAATGGAGATATTATGATTACACATAATAGTTTTGATAAAAGAGAAGTAATAGAACGTCTTTTTGAAAACAAAACGTAGCCATTGACTATAACGTTTTGCGTGTATAAGAAGTGGCGTAGAACGTACCAAAACACAACAAAAATTAACAAATTATAAATTAAAAAACAACCAATCCAAAACTGCCGATAGTAGCCATTTTTTATACACGCTGTTATCTTTCAGTTGCGGGTTTTAAAACTAAATAGCCTGTGAAAACAATAAAAAAGGTAGAAATACAACCTGTTTATGTAGAGTTTATTCCTGAAGTATTGGAAGAAAATAAAGTTTATATATCTGAAGAATATAAATGTGCTATTCATAATTGCTTATGTGGTTGTGGCGAAAAAACAGTAATGCCTTTGTATGGCGATGGTTGGAATTTGATTAAAGAAAATAATGGTAAAGTTTCATTCACTCCAAGTGTAGGTAATTATAATTTTCCTTGTAAATCACACTACATAATCACTAAAAATGTAGCAAATTTTGTTTAAAATAAATTTATTATGAAAAAATCCGCTCACCAAATATGGAAAGAATCAAAAGAACAAAAATTAACCAAAGAACAATTTAGAGAAAAATTAATTGATGAAAAAATTATTGTAAAAAAGTGCGTTTACTGTCAATGTCCAACATCAGGAATTGATATTTCTTATTGTGATAAATGTCTTTTGCAAGATGATTATAGCAATTGAAGATAACGTTTTGCGGCTTTGTGTCTGTTTGCTCCTTGCACAAGGCTTCAATTTAACGACAAACTTAATGGGGCAAATAGCACAAAACCGCTGTTATACGCTGTTTGTTTTAATTTTTTGTGCGGTGGGAATTAATCATTAAATCATTAAAAAGAATGTTAGATATTAGAAATATAGATTGTATGGAATTGATGAAACAGTATGAGGACAATTACTTTGACCTTGCTATTGTTGACCCACCATACGGAATAAAAGCAAGTAGCGGAGCATCTACAAACGGAACTATGCGAAAGAAAATAGCAAGCGGAGAAATTAAAGGCGGGGATTGGGACAATGCAATACCTGATGAAAGCTATTTTGAAGAACTAATGAGAGTTAGCAAAAATCAAATTATATGGGGTGGCAATTATTTTGATTTACCACCTTCTAAATGCTTTTTAATTTGGGATAAAGGAGAAAGTATTTATGGTAGAGATTTTGCGGAATGTGAAATGGCTTGGGGTTCATTTGATAAATGTGCAAGAATTTACAAACTATTCCCAAACCAAGCCGATAGAATACACCCAACCCAAAAGCCAATAGGACTTTACAAATGGATATTAGATAGGTTTGCAAAGGAAGGCGACAAAATACTTGATACACATTTAGGAAGCGGAAGTATTGCTATTGCTTGCCACCAATATGGATTTGATTTAACTGCTTCTGAATTGGATGAAGATTATTACAAAGATGCTATGAAAAGAATTAACAACTTTACTGCTCAACAATCATTATTTCATTAAATCATTTGAGGGTGGGCAAAAAAAAATTAAAACAAATTGCGTATAACGTTGAGCATAACGCTAGTTACGGACTAAATAAGCCGAAACTTTCAGATTAAAAACCGTATCACTGATACAAAACAAACTATAAATTCAAGACCGAAACCGTAATTAGTGTTATGCATTGTTATGCGTTCGGCTTTATTTTTCGGCACAATATTAATCAATTAAAATAAAAAATATGAAATTAGAATTAAAATTTAGAGCTTTTGACAAAGCAAGAAAAGAAATGTTTTTCCTTCCAGTTATAGAAGGTGAAAATAAAAACTGGTTACAAATTGATAAAACAGGAATAAATGTAGGCACAAAAAACGGCTTACTTTCTGAAAATGAATTTGAATTAACACAATTTACAGGTTTTACAGACAAAAAAGGGAATGATATTTACAAAGGAGATATTTTAAGATTTGATTTCCATAGTAAAAGCTACGAAGTAATATGGTACGATGGAGCATATTATTTAAAAAATGGAAATCAAAACGCAAGACTTTCAAGAACTTCTTTAAGTGGCTATTATGTTGTTGGAAATGTTTTTGAAAATCCCGAAATGTTGTCAGTTACGTAAGCTGACGCATAACGTAAAAGCATTGTCGTCAGTTGTGGTTAGACTGGCACAATGTTTCGATTTAAAACTAACCAAAACAAGTACAAAACAAATTATTAATTAAGCCTTAACCCACAATTGCGACAATGCAGTGTTAGGTGCAGTGCTTTTTACAAAATTTTGAAACATGAAACTTACTAATAAAGAAAAAGACATTCTGAATTTAGCTTTGACTAAGTTGGACGAATACTATGATGAACGTGAAAAAACGTGTAGAGAGTTCAAATGGATATGCAAGGATTATTTACCACAAGCAGGTGATGGGTATGTATCAAATAAAAACGTTTTTGATATTCAAGATAAAACTATCGAAGATATTAAAAAAGCTAAAGAAGAATGTCGTCAAACGATAATGAAATTGATTAACGGTCTTTAGCATTGCACCTAACGTTGAGCATAACGCTAGTTACGGACTAAATAAGCCGAAACTTTCAGATTAAAAACCGTATCACTGATACAAAACAAACTATAAATTCAAGACCGAAACCGTAATTAGTGTTATGCAT